CGACAGGCTTGCAAGCCGGGATGGCCCATGGGCAGCATCCTGTATAATGCCGCCCCCATTTACCGCTCGTGTGCGCCTGCACCGACTCTCCAAGTTATCCGGCCCGATAGTGCAAAGTCCTCGTTCGAATCAGTCTGTTGCAAGTAGAAAGTTCTCCGTCGCACCCATGATGGATTGGACTGCATATCCAGGGTTTTCGGGGATGCTAGCGATTTCGTGTTCACTCTGTGTTCACTGACTCATACGCTGTCGATACACCAAAGGCCCATGGCTGGACGGATTTAAGGGGTTTTTGACTGGACTGACAGACACGACCCACCCAAAATCTACCTCAAAATTTCGTGACCAAGACAGGGCATAACGTCACTTATTGACTGAAGCCGCAAGGATGGTTGCGAAACCGCTCTCTCCTACTGCGACATAAAATCCTATCCGCACTCCCTCCTTGCGAAACCGCTCTCCCCGAGTGTGACATCGGCTTCATGTCGCACTCACCGACTGCGAAATCACTCTCACTCTTTGCGAATCCGCACTCTAGTACTGCGACAGTAACCTCATGTCGCACTCCCTCCTTGCGATTTCACTATATATGACTGCGAATTCGCTTGGACACTCTGCGGAACCTTAGTTATATATGTAAATAATCGAAAATAATTGCAAAAAAGATTGCAAAAGTAGTTGTTTCACCAAATGCTCATTTTGCATAATGGTCTTAATGCTTCTTTATAGCCAGTTGTGTCTTTGATAGACATACCTCCTTCGGAAGTAATAGCTACTCACATCCCTTCGGGTGTTGCGTTAAAAAGCCAATAACAATAATAAGAAAAGGTGAATCAAGATGGACATGGTAAACAACCCAGCACACTACAACAAAGGCGCAGACGCAGAGACTCTTTTTGTACGCAGTGCTCTTCTCGATGACGTAGACAGCCTCAAATTAGAGTGCATCGAAGCAATGACTTCATGCCTATCGATCACCGAGCTTCGCGGCTACTTCAGAGGCAACTCCTTTAAGTACAGGTGGCGCTATACCGAAAAGGCAGGCATCCAGGACTTAGAAAAAGCAGCGTGGTACGAGAAGAAGCTGCTGACACTAGAGAAAGCGGTAGAAACCTTCAATAACAACAACAATAAAAGGTGATCCAGATGAAAAATATTGAGAAAGAAAAAAGAGACGGCACATTCATAGTCAGAGTAAGTGCCGCTGAGCGCGAAGTCATCGATGCAAAAGTAGATGAAGCCGGGTACAAGTCAGTATCTGCATACGTACGCGACTACATAGCTCGTGAGAAGCCGAAGGCCAAGATCGAAGCCAGCGCCCGCATCGTCCAGATCGAGCTCAACCGCCTGGCCCTTATGATCCAAAAACAAGAGCCAAAAGAAGCCCTACTTGCCCAGATCCGCCGCATCTGCACCGCGACGCTTGGAGGTGCCATATGATCGGCAAGATCTTCAAGAAGAGCTCCGGCTCTTTTAATGGGCGTATCCGCTACATCTTCGGCTGCACTAAGCACGACCACGAGATCAGCGACATCGAGACCATCGACAGCAACTGCTTGTCACCCGATCCGCTACCAGGCGTCCAGGCCGGCGATGATCGTCAAGTGATGGAGATGGTCAGGGAGTTCGACGAAGTCGGCATCCTGCGCCAGCTCTCTATCGACTCTGACAAAGTCATCAAACCGGTCTTTCACGCAATGCTCTCACTGAGGCCCGGTGAAACCCTCACGAACCAGCAGTGGCAGACAGCTGTACGCAGATACCTGAAAGACCTGGGCTTCACCGACGCTTGCAAGTACGTAGCTGTGAAGCACCGCGACAAAGATCATGAGCACGTCCACATCGTCGCCAACCGGATCCAGTTAGAAGAGGACTTCAGGCTCATCAGCGACAGCAACGAGCGCACGAAAAGCCTCAACTCGGTCGACAAGCTCGAAGACCTCTTCGGCCTCCAGAAAGCCCCTAAGCCAACGGAAACCTGGGGCACAGCGATCACTCACGCCGAGCTCCAAGCATCACAAGCATCTGGCGACCTGCCTCTGAAGCACAGAATGATCGCGAAAATTGCCGGGGCTATAGAACAAACAAACGAACAAAATGGCGACATGTTCACTTTCGTCAGGTTGCTCAGGAAACAGAAGGTCTTCATCCATCTCACTCTCGACGACCAGGGCCAGCCGAAGGGCATCAGCTACGAGTTTGACAACAAAGTTATTAGCGGTAGACAACTCAAGCGCTCACGCCTGACGTGGCAAAAACTAACCAAACAAGAGGGTATTTCTTATGATCCAGAAACCATTTCAGACCTTCAGAGAGAAATTGCTCGAAGAGATACAGAAGAGCAAGGAAGAGCCTGGTACTTTGAGTTCCGGCCAAAAACTGGCAGATCAAGAAGACTATATATTCGCTTTACAGCAAAGCAGATCGAAGTCTTCAAAATGATCGAAGAGATCTTGGAGATACTCAACTTACTTTTCGGTACACCCTTTGAAGCTATTGAGGGGAAAGGCAAAAGGCATTATATTGAGTATGTGCCAGGTCGAGATCTAAGGATAGATGATGGAGAAGAGTTTCTACCATGAAGCGATGGATAAGCTGATGGATGAGTCAGGGAAGACTCTCTCTGTCAAAGACGTTGCGATCCGAAAGATTCAGACTATCATGGGTATACATGTCATCTTCGGCTTTGAAGAAGGCGGCCTGAGATCTGACTTTTATCTTGGGAAAGACCTATGGATAAGCAACGACTTTTTATATGCCAAAAACCATCGGTACAAAGGTAGTATACGCATAGAAAGCCTGCTACCTAAAGCTACTGACGAGTATATATATGGGCTTGCTGCTGCGCTGACTATAGCTTTTGTGAGTGAAAAGCCATGAGCGGTAAGGTTCTATTTGATGCTTTCTTCTTTCGAAATCCGGAGCTTATATGTGTCGGAATTATTCATACGGCTGACGATTTCGTTCCGGGGACGCGAGAGCGCCATCTGACTCAGAGACTGACGGACATTTTCATGAAAGACGATGCGCTGTACGCTATATCTGATGCCAATTTGTCTTACGAGATAAGAAGTTTCTCGAGTTGCTTGGATGAAAAAGCTGCTATAAAAGTAGCCGGGCCCTTGGCAGAAGCGCTTGCGATAGCTTTTACTCATCCAGAGTCTACGATATGAGACCCTCGCTTACTGATGTGATCTTCTATCCACTCGGTGACTCGCGATTGATGTGTGATGGCACTGTCAAAGATCACTATCTGCGCGACCTTACGAGACATAACGGGCTGAAACCTTATCAGGACGGCTCTAGGCACGCCGGTTATCTTGTGGACGCGAAGATAAGACGGGGTGAGCTGAGAGTGAGGCTCGATGACGACATCGTCTACCGCGTCGACTCTATCTACAATGATCTTACGGGCGACTTTGCCGGTCTCTCAGAAGTACTGATCAAGGCTTTCATCCATAAAAAGAGCGACTCAGCATGAAGCACATCCGCGAATACTTCATCACGATCATCACAATGCCGCTGGTGTGGCTCATCCTCCCAGTGCTTTTCATCCCTCAGCACGCACCTGCATGGCTCGGCAGGATCCGCAGACGCTTCATTCCGACTGACTTTTTGCTTGTAGATGCGGTTTTCGACAAAGCTGGGCGCGTTATCGGCTACATCGACGGCGAAAAAAGACAGCAGCAAGTGCTCATGACACGCGAAATAGTGCTCATAAGAGAGGGTTTTGCTATCGCTATCGAAGACTCCGAGGACTCGTATCTCATCAAAAAGCTCGCTGACGATCAGAACCCCGACGCCCTGGCGACCATATTGACTTACTGCATCTCCCGCAGCGCCGTCAGCTAAGCCTTTTTCATCAAAAAGAAGCCCCTGAGGCTCTCTTCCGCACGCTTTAGCATCTGATCTTCGGTGTACTCAGTCACATCACCGTCTTCAAGGTCAAGCATCTCAAGCGCTGTGATTTCTGACTCCAGATTTTGCTTTATCAGCTCTTCCAGGGCTTCTGAAGCAAGCTCGTGGCTGTCGTACGTCTTACTGTAGAGCCCGCAGACCTTGTCGCCGATCTTGTACTTATCCATCTTTTGAGGCCCTTAGCCGGCTTCGCCAAAAAAGCGATTCTCCACACGATCACATGACTTGCAAGCATAAAAAGCACCGCCGCAGCGATGCTAATTCCCTCTTTTACTTAGTACAGAAGTGACTTCAGCTCATGTACTTTCATGCCGTACAGCTGCTTTGAAGTGTAGTGCCCCTCAAGTACTAGCTGAGCAGCCTTTGCTTTCAAGTGAAAAGATCCACCCAGCCGGTTCACAGCACTATCGATAGCCATCCGATCTATCAGCGACAGCTCTTCAACTTTACCTTCTTGAGCCTTTCTTTCCGCAGCTTCCTTCTCTCTGGTGTGATTGGCAAGAGAGATGACGCGGCTTGCGAGCTGCTCGAGCTCATCAGAAGAGAAGTCCGAGACTGTATCAAGTATGACTTCGGATACTTCAGCGAAGCCTGGCGGGCCGAAGATGTCATCTAAGTCCGAGCAGCAGTCGCAGCCTGCGTCTTCGTCAAGGATGCCCGAGTTGATGATGATTTCGGCGAGAGTGTTACTTAGCATGGCATGTACCCCTTTCTTATTATTGTTTTGTGTCTACATGCTCATCATATAAAAGCATCAAAACATCGGTCAATATAATTTTTCGCGTCTACCTGAAACTATTTATCTGTCAAATGCTGTATCTGTCATTGAAGTACAACCGAGTTATATATATACTTTAACTATACCGTTTCAAGGAAGTACATATATGAGCAAGAAGCTTTCTACACTACTTCTCCTGATCGCTTTTCTTCTCTCGAGCGTTACGGCTTTTTCAGTCGCTCTTGCTATCTATGCTTTGATTGACGACAAAGTAATTGCACTTATATTTGCGGGCGCTGCGGTGCTTCTGGATGTCTTTAAGTACCTGGCTTGGCCTGTGGCAGTTCGCGTTTTGACTGGTGCAAGGCGGTATTTGATGATCGCTTGTGCGTTGATGCTGTCGTGTGTGTCGTGCTTTGCTACTTATGAGCGCTTTTACTCATCTATCGATGTCAGCAAGATCTCGAAAGCAGCGAGTGATGATGTGCGGGCCGGGGCTCTATCCCAAGCGGTTAAGAAAGACTTTTCTTTGATAGACCAGCTCGACAAGCAAGCCCAAGCCATTAGTCAGCAAGCCATGGTTATGCGGGAAAAAGGCATGGTCTCTAAGGCCCTGGAGCTGGAGACTTCGGCACTTGCACGCATCGATAGAGAGCGCTCAGAAGCACTTGTCCGCATCGACGAATCATCTCGTGAGCTCACTGACATCAAGTCCCAGGTTGCTAAGGCAGCAAGTCTTCCAGCTTTCCTCGCTCAGCTGCTGTGTGTCTTTTTCGCTGTATGTCTTGAGCTTGTGCCTGCACTGATCCTGACGTCGCTACTGAGCTGCAAAAAACCTATGGAGCCGGCCCCGAAAATCTCAGAAACCGGTCAGGAACTGACAAAAACTGACAGTGCGCAGGTGGCTGAAAGCCAAGCAGAGTCAAGAGAAACACCAGAAACTGACGGACTTCTTGCCGCTCTCATCGAACAAGCAAAAGCCGCAGGGCCCGGCTCCAGTGTGAAAGTAAAAGACTTCGCCAAGGCAGTAAAGGTCGGCAACGTGCGAGCTATAGAAGCCTTCAAAAACGCAGAAAAACTCGGTTTCGTACGAAAAACCCACGCAGGCTATATTGCGAGCTGAAAACCCGGTTGATATGATGGCGGTTTGATATGAATCTCACTGAAGAAGAGAAAGCAGTGCTTCGCGAAGACATGAAAGAAGCAGCGCGAAAAATGGACGAATTGCTAGATAAGGCGGAGTCAAAGGAGACTGACGATGAGAGCTTTCGCGACGACAATGACAATCATAACTCTCGGCGTAATAGCTTCTAAAGTAATCGCAGGATATGCGGAGTCGCCGCTGCATAACCGCTTTACCGGGGAGCTGAGAGTAGAAAATGGATTTTTCGGCAAACCAACGGGCATTGATATCACTGTAGAGCTCGCTAAAAATGGCATTTACAGTGAGTACTTTATCATCACACTAGATGGCTCCGAAAAAGCAGCCCGCAGCCTCGGCCTTGAGCCCGGTCGATCTGTCTGCGAAGTAATAAGAACCGAGCACAAAGAAAAACGAAATCAGCTGGACACAATTCAGCGGAATCTACGCACTGAAGGTCAGTCAAAAACTTGCCGAAAATTCTACTTGGGCATGAACAACTACGGACAAGCTCGCACTTACTTTGATACGAATGGCTTGCGACTTCATGCGACTTTGAAGCGTGACAATAGCCGGAACGTCGTCGGCTGGATGCAGAAATACTGGAAAGACTGGAGGTAATGGACTATGCGCGCAATTTGGTTTTTGTTCCTGCTTGTCATTGTATGTCCGGCTTTCTTTGTCGCAGCGATGACTGCTCCGCTGACGCTCGGCGAGACCATCACTTTCGCTCACACCTGGATATACAGCTTCAGCGAGACTTTAGCCCCGGTCTTGAGCTGGCCGGTTGGCTTACTAGGCTATCTTTTGCCGAGAGACTTGATGTACTTCATACTCCCTTTTTTCATGCTCACTGAAGAAGTCGGCCCTTTCCTTTTCGCACTTTTCATTTGCACTACTTACCCGCCAGCTTTCTTAATGAGAGTGCGCGGATCATCTAGTGACATGCAGGAAAATTGACTCTGACGGAGGGAGTCCGGCTTTCATGCTACGTATCTCGAAGTCGAGCTCACTGAAAAGCTGATCAGGAAATTCTTGGTTGTAGTCACGCTCGCGCTGGAAAGTCCATGATGTGCCTGCATATCCAGAGACTCCGGCGCCCGAGCCAACCAGGAGCTCTCCTTTGTGCCACACGCGAACTTGATATGTCGTCGCTGTCTCGTAGCTCGTCTCGTCGTAGTAAAGAGCGAGCTTTCCGGATGACCCTTCGCGAGTAGCCCAAGTCAGAGTCGCCTCACCGCTAATAGCCCCACCCTCAGCGCCATTCACCCGCACGTTCCCAGGCAGCCAGGGCCTGTCATTCGCTCCAAGGATCTGTACTGCCCGCATAGTCGCGTCCTCCTCGGCCATTCGCTTATCCTGAGTGCCGACCAGAAGCTTCACTGACAGCGACTCATCTTTCGTGAAAGCCAGCTCGTCAGGCACCCCACATCCCTCAGATACGGCCCACACCTTAGCTCCCGCAGGGTGAGCCAGCGGAACCGACCCGAACAATCCCCGGTGGATCTCGGACAACCCGCCAGAAACCACTGACTCATAGCTCACCCACTCTCTCCCTACCTCGCTATCGATCAGCAAGATCCCCTGAGCGTCTCTAACTTCAAGGTTTGTCAGGCTGGAAAAGATCGACAGATCACCGGCCAGCGGCAGACTACCTTGCTTCCAAACTCCAGCGGAAAGCGCGCCTGCCAAGGTCAAGCAAGGCGTAAAGTTGTTCTTGTAGTACTTCGTGTAGCTCGTCTCCATGCCCTTTTTGATAGCAATTGTGTAGTCCAAGGCATTGCCCGGATTCTCAGCGCAGACCAGTATGCTTCTAGTAGACCCGTTGTTCGTGAAGATGACGGGAGCTTCGATCAGGCAGAAGTTGGTTACGTCTAGGGCCTCGACCGTTGGTTTGACCCATTGTCTTTCGTCGCCGGTGGAGTAGACCGACTGACTGACGCTGAAGATGTCTTGCATGAGCTTGAGTGTGACTGCTTTGCTGCCGGCTTCGCCAAGGCCTACTTCGATGACCCGCATTGCGATCTGGTCAATTTGTAGCGGCTTGAAGCTCATCTTGACGACGTCGCCGACTTCGATGCCTGCGGCGCTCCTGTTGCACTCCACAGAGCAGTTGGCGAGCTGGCCAGAAAGGGCTACAAGCTCTCGCTGTGCGATCTGAGTAGCAAGATCCGCTCGGGATATCGCTGGCATACTGAAAGAGCGGCTGTCGACGTCGCCCTTATGCAGCCTGACGCCACCATTTTGGGCTATGGCCGTGCGCTGCTGGTAGCCGAACTCGCGTGACGTGTAGGTGACTTTGACTTCGCTCGCTGCGGCGTCGAGAGAGCCACGGCTGTAGCCAGAGACTCTTTTGATGTTGCGTTCGTTGATCTCGAAGAGGTCGTCGAAGTCGTAGTCGGATCTGATGAGTTTGAGCTTCAGGCGCCCCGTGGCTTTGTCTTTGACCAAAGATGCCTGGATGATCTTCAAGACGTTGTTGATGGCCTCAGCTGCGGTAGCTGGACTGTCGATGATCATCGAGACACCGAGGCCTTCGGTATAGAGCTGGTATGCAGCGTCGCGGAAAGTCTCAGCGTCGAGCATTGTGTGAGGAATGGCTGACCCAAAGCGCTTGCTACTCAAGATTTCGTAGATGACATAGGCCGGGTTCGCATCAAGGCCGCCTGGGCCGACACGGTCATATCCGACGCCTTCCTGAGGCACTGTGCTGCCGAGCATCTCAACGGGTGCTGGTGAGTAGCGCGAGACGACGAAGCTGACGGGCTTTGGGCTTGGCGAGTTGCCGATGTAGAACTTTTCAAGGACGATGTGAGCGATAGAGCGGAGCGGAGATACGCGATCAGCACCACGGACGCCGGCCAAGTACTCGTTTTGTCGCTGATTCAAGGAGCCGTTATAGAAGCGAGCCGTTCCCGAAACCCCGCCACCGGACTCATCACCGCCAAAAAGAACAGGCTTGTCGATCTGGATCTTGCCTGTCTCGCTCTGGCGTAGCGGATCGTAGTCTTGATCACCGTGAGATATGCCAGACCACGCAACATCATCACCAAAGCGGATCTCGCGAAGTATCGCATCAGGGCCGTGGCAGATGCCCATTTGCACGCCCATGAAGTAGCGATGGCCAATTGTCTGTTTGACCGTCTTAAAGAGCTGCTTGGTCTTCTCAACAATAGGCCGGTTCGATAAGTCCCCGTACCACAGCACGTTTGCGCCTTTCACCTGACAAGTACCAAAAACCACCGGAATTGGGCGCTCAGCAGCTGTTGGAAAGCTAAAGTCTTCCATGCCTGACGCTTCCGCATCCTGGACTTTAGGCTTCTTGGTGATCATGTAGATCAGAGAAGCGACGAAAGTAATCGCGTAAAACCAACCCATTTTCTTATTCTTCTTATTATTAGGTGAAAGGGTTTTCAGTCGGTATATCTAAAAATCCGAGAAAATTGTTAAAGTTATTAAAAGAATGGCAAGCAGCAGAAGACCCGTCGCAACCTTTCGCCAAATCTATTTGGTCTCCTATTTTTATACCGTCAAAAGGAGACATGAGATGCACTTCCAGACCGACTATTCCAAGCACAGATCGGTAGTTAGAGCCATCAAGCGTAGCCAGGCCTGCTCTGTAGTAGTCGTCTGGATGAGCTTTGCTATCAATAAGGAGCGTTTTGCCCAGGTCTTTAATCGCTGTGACGGTTACGGTTTCTTGGTGGTCGCCGATTTTGAGTCCACAGAGCTCGTCGTATACCGAGTGGTTGCACTGGGCCTGGTAGCCGGTACGGAGCATCTGACGGCGCTGGAGGGCGCTGTACGGAGCGCATGTCAGCTCTGCCGTGGTGTTGTCCCAAGTGCTCTGAATGACTTCGCCGCTGAAGATGCTGACGAAAGTTGGCGTGTCTTCTGGCCGTATGTATTCGCTGGTGTTGAACTGTTCTTTCAGGTAATGGTTTACACGAAAGACCTTGAGAGTCACATGATCTTGCGGCAGATGCGTCAGGAAAAGCAGCGGGACTGGTGAGTCGCCTGGCAGGGATACCTTCAGTGATGACCTGTTGTCGTCTCCTGTCTGCGTGATCTTCGAGCGGCTGATCGGCAACGGCTTGTAGATGAGGCCGTCAGTATGCAGATAGTTTTTGCTGCCCGTGGTGTAGGCGTAGCGATTCTGGCCGTGTTCGAAAAGATAAAGTTCGACGGGTTTACTCAGACTCAAAGACTCTTCGATTTTCGATACTGTCAGCATAGATCAGTTGTCTTATATTTTTTGTTATTGACGACACACTGTCAGATTGAAAGGTATAGCTAAAGTTATCCCCCTCAAAACGACCTAGAAATAGTGGATATATCGCATCGATGTCAGTCGGTATAGTGTCGTTTAGCTCTAATTGCTCGAGCTGTTCGCTTATTTTTGTGATTGACTTGATGTGTCGATATATCCTGTCACCATTATATAGCTTTATGGATATGCCGGGGGCGCGACTGGTTGAAGTTCTTGATAGTTTTGCATTCTTTATGGTTATTGTTTTTGTTGGGGCAGTTACTGGTTCAGCGAGTTCAAAGGCTTTGCCGAAGCCCTCGAAGTAGAACTCTTTTTGCGCGCCCGCATGGATCTCGGCGAAGTCTTCGAACCGCTGACGCTCCGCTTCGGTGAAGAACTTGAATTGACAGTTAAAAGTGCGGATAGCCCCATCTGTGCGGTCGTATACCTTCCTTGCTCCTGTTTGGGGATCAAAAGTTTCTCTGAGCCGCTGTAATGCTGAGCTAACATCCGAGGATCTATCGGGCCTGATCGGTAGTACGAAGCGCTCACCTACAAGCTGGATCTCAGTGTATGCGTCTGGGCCTTCACCCCATGTCTCAGTGATCTCGGACGTGTGGAAAGTATCGAAGTCGATCACCGGCTCTGGCTTCACGAAAAGCACTTCGTCTGCATCGACCTTCAGAGCCATGAGATCCAAAGAATCGACCACTGAGAAGCTATCAGTACTGTCAGAATGCCGTCCCACGATGACTGGAATGACACGCGCAGCGGCGCTGTAGGAGTGGTTAAGGCCGCGTACGACCGCCAGTGAGCCATTCCTTACCCCGGCAGACTCTACAAGCTCGTGCTTATCATGCTCAAAGACCATTAGATGCCTCGCCGAGCTGACGTAAGCATTCAAGCCGGCAAGCCGAAGTACCGACTCCCCAGCTCCATGCTCACCATCCACAGCCACCTGTAGCGGCCACAGCGGTACGAAAAGCAGCCCCGTACGGTCGATAAAGTCAGCTTCAAAGCCGTACCGGTCATCATCAGCCAAGGGGATCTGGTACGCGACAGACAGCCTAGGCTTATCACGCGCTGCGATCCGTTGCTCCGCGCCGTCAAAGCTCTCAATCACTTCTGTCAGATAGCTCAGTGTCAGCGTAGGCGATACAGACCAGTCGATGAGGTTTGATACCAAAGTGGCTGAGTCCTGCTTGAAAGACCCTTCGTACGCAGATCCGTCGATGGTGGCCCGTAGGCCCAGACAAAACCTCTGGCTAAGTGAAACTATGTAGTCATACGAAACGCTCGGCTGTAGCGACCCTGAAAGCATTCCGGATCCCTCAGCAGCGCCCGTGCTGGACAAAAACTCGACCGACTCCAGGGGTTTTGGCTCCGTGTATGAGTGCCACAGGCTGATCTCCCCCTGATCTTCAACGACATCAGCCGACGTCTTCTCTATAAAAACCTGATCGCGGAAGCTATCCAAGAATGTTTTTGCGGTGCTATTCATCATCAAGCCTCACGACATAGCCCAAGTTTCCGACCGCGCCGGCAGAGGCTGTTGATTTGCGGAAATAGGGAAATCCGACATACCGAGACTGCCCGATCTGGAACTCGCGCCCTGCCTCAATCAACTCAAAATTCGCTACAAAAAGGTCATCGAACTCAGCGAACGGACTATGCCTGCCGTTCCACTTCACGAAAGTCCGGACGGGCACAAGCGCGGGAAGGCCACCGGCAGTCTCCCGGCATCGAGCAAGGTTCCCCATTCCTCCAAAACCGCTAGCGTAGAAATTGGAGGGGAAATCCAGATCGGCATACAGATAAAAAAGCACTTCGGATCTAGTGACATTCCCGCTGTCCCAGCCAACGAGCGTGTCGAAGCTGTATTGATAAACCGCTGCTGGTGAGTACTCGGAGAAAAGCGGCGACAGGTAGTGCTGTTCCCAAGAATGCGTGGAGCACAGGTACTTTCCGCCGCTTCCAGGCACGTGCACCGGCAGCTTCCCGAAAGACATGCTCGAGTAACCATTTGAGTCGAAAGTCGTCGTGGCGATGAAAGCGTCACCGTTGAAGAAGACGTCAAGCTTTCCACCCAGGCCGCTCTCGAGCAGGCACTTTTGAGTAGGCCGTAGCCCAGGCTGCCCAAAGTAGGACTTGTCAGGATCGAAGCCATCGGCGACTCGGGCCACTACGCCGCGCTGTGCGTAAAGTGAGTGCTTGTAGTACGTCTCGCGGTCGAGAATGCAGCCATCGATAGACCGGAAGACGACATAAGCACCGGCTTTCGACGCTGACATCCACATCCCCAGCCGCCGATCAACGTCAGTCACAGTCACTGGCGTGCTGGTGTAGTCCTCATTCCTAATGACCTCGTTAGTAGTCCAGGTCGTCGGAGCCATTAGCCCGAAGTAGTGGATCGTCCAGCCAGCTTTTTCCAGGCACTTCCTGAGCGCGCCGAGCAAATCGTTGTGATCACTATATGTAGTCGTCAGCCGCTTCATGAGAGCCTCAGTAGATAAGTTTCAGAGGCCCGGTCTACGTTCGGCACAACCAGATAATCGACGCCTTCTACAGCCAGCGTTGAGCCGGGGGGCAGCCCCTGAGTCGTAACAAAAACGCCCTCGAGATACCCCAGCCACTGCCCATCGTCCGCATACTTCTCACCACTCCCAATCGGCGCGTTATCACGACTAGCCGACCCCTCAAAAAAGGACGACACGACTAGGGCTGGGAAAAGCAGGTGCGACCCATCTACCTTCGGGCCAAGAGACCGAAAGCGCGCATTGAAAGGGAAGATGTAGGAGACATGCTGCGAAGCATCAAAGCTCGAGTACGACACCACGCTCTCACCACCGACGACCTGCCACGAGCCGTCCGGGCAGCACACTTTCGGACAGTAAAGAGCACCACCGCCATGGAAGGGGTAAGCCGACTTATACGTGCCGTCGACGTCTCCAGACCCGCCCAGGAAGCACGGGAAAGGATACTGCCTAGTCGACCCAAAGCACTCGATCAGCCCTGCATAAAACGAGTAATAAACACCGGCATCTGATCGAACCACTCCAGCAACTCTGCGATCACTCACAACCGTCCAGCAATCCACGGGCCCGGCAGGCACTACAAATCTCGGCAGCGAGGACACATAAGCCCCTGCCTGGCCCTCAACCGAAACCTCAGTATCAAAAACTGGAAAACCAGAAACCCGAACTACATCACCGGCAACCAAAAACGCAACAAACCCCAGCCCATGCGGCAACTCGAAAACCTTTTCGGCTTCCAAATCACGAACTCGCACCCACCCCTTTGACGGCAAAATTTCACCGAAAAGTGCAGTCAGATATTCGACACCTGAGGTATAGGAGGTTATGTACGCAGTCATTATTGTTATTCTTTTTATTGACTGCGAACATTATACCACTTAATACTGCAATTCGTTTTTGTTGGCCCTGACGACGTTCATAATTACTTTGGATCCAGCATCACTTTCCATTGCCTTGGCAAACGAGTCAGTATCAATTGTGTTATATATCGATATATTTTGATTAGACTGTTCCGAACCGCCAGACTTTCCTAGGTTATTGCGGTGCCTTGGATCATCAGCAGTAAGCATCTCTTCGCCTTTTTCAGCGATGATGGGCATCTCATTAGGCGCCAGGCCGATGATCCCCCCGGTGTGATACTTCATGGCACCTGCGAAGATCATCGAGTTCACTTGCCTGGCCCGACCGCCGCCGCTGCCGATTACGCCCCCGTTGTGGAAGATCCCGCTAAGCAGTCCGCCAGCACCTGCACCCGCGTTAGCACCACCACCAAAAGCCGTCAGCATGCTCTGCACCGCAAGCTGGGCCGTCATCTGAGCGATGATTTTCAGGATGCCTGTGACGACTGATTCCGCAAAGTCACCGAAAGCCTCTTTAGCTGACTTAGTGCCGCTGATGAAGTCAGTGAAAAGCCCCGAAAGACTGCCTTCGATGCTGCCACCGATCTCAGAAATGGACGTCTGCAAATCAAAAACCTCGGCCCTCGCAGCCTTCGCCGCCGCCGACATCTTGTCCACGGCGATTTTCAAGGTAGTTGTCGCGTGAGCGTGTCACGCTGCCTTTGATGTTTGCTGCAGTACCGCTTCCCGCTCCGGGTTCAGGCACACGATTGGTGCCAGC